AGGGCATTTGGTGATGCAGGGTTGCGTACGATTTCAGCCGATGTGTCACGAGATGAACAGATTCACGTTGCTACTAATTCACTCGTTTGTCGTGAGCTGGGGCTTACTGCTAGTCCTACGCTAGATAAACTACGTAAAGCCACAGTCAATTGGGTCTTTGAACCATTGAAAGGCGATGAAAAATTAGGTAAAAAATTTTGGACCGATTCTAGCGATCGGCTGATGTATCAAGGCAAGGCACCAGAACTTTCTTTCACACAAAGTGCCCGTATGCCTAGCTTCTTTGAACATTCTAATGTCAACCTCCCCTCCTACGCTTAATTTACTGGAGACTGTCGGCTTACAACAGCAGACAATACTCCAACAACTAGATGAAATTTTCCCACCCGTTACACCCAGTCCAGAGATGAGCATCGAACAGATCATGTATAGAGCTGGTCAACGTTCAGTCGTGGAATGGATACTCCAACAATCGGAATAGAATTATGTGTCTCGGATCCCCAACCCCTCCCCGTCCACCTAAACCACCAGCACTACCACCTGCTGCACCAGCACCCTTACCAACACCTAAACCTGCACCTGCACCTAAGCAGTTACAGCCAGTTGGAAGTACACCTGACCTCAGAGTCGGTGGTATGAAACGTGAAACCTCTAACCCTGGTAAAACAAAAGTTTCAGGTAACAGCTTACGTAGTACATTGAATATTGGTAGTGACGCTGGAGGAATAAACTCATGAAGGCGCAGCAAAGATACGACGAACTACAAACTGAGCGTCAAGTGTTCCTAGATGTCGCTCATGAATGTTCGCAGCTAACGCTGCCCTATTTGATTAGTAGAGATAATGATTATTCTACTGCTCATAAAAGATTATACACACCCTGGCAATCAGTCGGAGCCAAGTCTGTTGTGACCTTGGCATCAAAACTTATGTTAGCTCTTCTACCTCCGCAGACTAGCTTCTTTAAACTACAAGTCAGAGATGACAAGTTTGGAGAAGATTTAGATCCACAGATTAGAAGTGAACTAGACATGTCTTTCTCCAAAATGGAGAGGATGGTCATGGATAAAATTAACGGATCAAACGATCGTGTGGTTGTTCATCAAGCCGTCAAGCACCTAATTGTAGGAGGTAACTCTCTTATCTTTATGGGTAAAGAAGGGCTTAAGAACTATCCATTGAATCGCTTTGTTGTTAACCGTGATGGCAACGGTAATGTCATAGAAATAGTCACAAAGGAACTTATTAGTCGGCAAGTCTTAGGACTTCCAACACCTGATACAACTAAACCTAATTCGGTTAGTGCAGGTGGTGGATTACAAGGCTCAACTGGCTCAAACCCATTCGATCAAGACGTTGAGGTGTATACCTACGTCAAACTAGATAAGAGTAACGGTAGGTGGACATGGTATCAAGAGGCAGAAGGTAAGCAATTACCTGACAGCCGTAGTACCGCACCTAAGAACGCTTCTCCCTGGTTAGTACTTCGATTTAATACTTTTGATGGTGAAGCCTATGGTCGTGGGAGAGTAGAAGAATTCCTTGGTGATCTTAAGTCACTTGAAGGGCTCTCTCAGGCAATGGTAGAAGGCTCTGCAGCAGCCGCTAAGGTTGTGTTCCTTGTATCACCATCATCAACAACTAAACCACAGACTCTTGCCAAAGCTGGCAACGGTGCTATCATTCAGGGTAGACCTGATGATGTACAAGTAGTCCAGGTTGGTAAGACAGCAGACTTTAAGACTGCTGCTGAGATGATTAACACCTTGAGTCAACGTATTCAAGATGCCTTTATGGTGTTGAACATCCGACAGAGTGAGCGCACAACTGCAGAAGAAGTACGACTGACACAACTCGAACTTGAACAGCAACTCGGTGGACTATTCAGTCTACTCACTGTTGAGTTCCTTAAGCCTTACCTTGATAGAACCTTGATGGTTCTGCAACGTAGTGGTCAGCTACCTAAGCTACCCAAAGGCATTGTAAGCCCTACTATTGTGGCTGGTGTTAATGCACTTGGTCGCGGTCAAGATAGGGAATCATTGATCCAATTTATTACAACCATTGCAACAACAATGGGTCCTGAAGCTATACAGAAATACGTTAATCCAGATGAGTATATTAAACGTCTTGCCACAGCGCAAGGTATTGATATCTTGAATCTAGTTAAGAGTATGTCTGAAGTACAAGGAGAGATGCAGAAAGCACAGCAAGCGGTCACTCAAAATGAGTTGGTCAAACAAGCTGGTCAATTTGCATCAGCACCGATGATGGATCCAAGTAAAAACCCCCAAGCACAGGAGATGATGAATGGAATCGCAGGGCAAGGCGCCGCGCAAGCGGACCCGAACGCGCAAGGTTGAAGTAACACCTAGCGAAAAGGTTGAACTCACAGTAGAAGAACCTTTGGACATTCCAGAAAATAAGTACCAACCTAAACCAAAGGTTGGTGCTAACCGTAGACCTAACATTGTTAACTCAGTTGGACTCGGTAACTTAAAAGTAGAAACAGTAAAAGGACTAATTGATGCCTGAATTAACTTATGATCCCACCCCAGCTGACAACCCTGAGTTCAATGAGTCTGAGTTAGAAGCTATTGCCATTGGTGAAGCTGCTGCTAAAGAACAAGAACAGATGTTGGCTGGTAAGTTCCGAGATGCAGAAGAACTAGAGAAAGCATACATCGAACTACAAAAGAAACTAGGGAATACAGAAGAAGAAACAGAAGAAGAGGTTCAAGCTGAAGAGACTGAAACAGAAGAAGTAGAAACATCCCCAGCTGCTCAGCTAATCTCTAATGCATCAGAAATGTATGCAGAGAAAGGAGAGCTGACACCAGAGGTGATGGAAGAGTTCAAAGGTATGTCTAGTCAAGATCTAGTCAATGCCTACATGGAGATGCAAGGTAACTTACCTTCAGCACCTTCACCTGATCTCACTGAAGCTGAAACTAATTCAATTAAGAACGAAGCAGGAGGAGATGAAGGTTACACTAATCTTATGCAGTGGTCATCCGATAATCTTGATGCTGCTGATATTGAAGCCTTTGATTCTCTTGTTGATTCTGGTAACTCAAGACTGATTCGTCTTGCAGTTGCTGGTCTCAAAGCGGAGATGGAAAAAGCTGTAGGTTTTGATGGTGAGTTAGCTACCGGTCGCGCTCCCCGAATTACAGCAGATGTCTTCCGTAGTCAAGCTGAAGTTGTACAAGCTATGTCTGACCCACGCTATGATAACGACCCCGCATATCGTCAAGATGTGTTTGATAAACTAGACCGATCTAACATTAACTATTAATTATGAAATCATTTATTGCTCTTACTGCCGCCACCGGCTTGATCACAAGTCCTGTAATGGCTGGACCTTATGCTAACGTGGAGACTAACACCAATCGTGTTGGTGATGAGTATCAATCTACTGCGATTGAAAAGCACGTTGGTTATGAAGGAACCTTTGGTGAAAAAGGTGCATACTTTGTACAAGGTGGTTTGACTACCATCTCTACAGAAGAGGATGCATCAGTAGAAGTATCCGGTAAAGCCGGTGCAGCTTATACCATCAATGAGCGTACCGCTGTTTATGGTGAGTACTCTTTTGTTAATGGTGATGAGATTGGTTCTACAATTAAAACTGGTGTAAAATATAGCTTCTAATGAAACAACGTTTAGACAATAGTTGCTGGAAAGGCTACAAGAAATCTGGTACTAAAGTATCATCTGGTAGTGGGACTAAAACCCGCGTCAATAATTGTGTAAAAAAATCTACCCCAAAGAAAAAGAAATGACCACCATCATTGAAGACGGCGGACGAACAAACATCTACGCTGTCGAACCTGAAATGTACACCACTGAAATCGCTGTGCCACATAACGAAACTGCTGAAAAACTAAATGGACGCCTTGCAATGCTTGGTGTAATTGCTGCCCTTGGTAGCTATGCCGTGACTGGTCAATTGATTCCAGGCATCTGGTAAATTAGATGGGAGGCACCTCAGAGTCGGACCTCCCTTCTCTAGTCTGTCCTGACTTAAAACGGATCTTACTTACTTGCTACAAGAACTACAATGCATTACTTAAATGACCGCTATTATTTCAAGACAACAACAGAATACTTGGGAAGCCTTTTGTAAATGGGTGACCTCAACTAACAACAGGCTTTATGTTGGATGGTTCGGAGTACTGATGATTCCTACTCTGCTAACAGCAACCATCTGCTTTATTGTTGCATTCATTGCAGCCCCACCCGTCGATATTGACGGTATCCGTGAACCAGTCGCAGGCTCTCTACTCTATGGAAACAACATCATATCGGGAGCCGTCGTTCCCAGCAGCAACGCCATCGGATTACACCTCTACCCAATTTGGGAAGCTTATTCACTTGATGAATGGCTCTACAACGGGGGTCCCTTCCAACTCGTTACCTTCCACTTCCTCATTGGCATCTATGCTTACATGGGACGAGAGTGGGAACTTAGCTATCGACTA